ATCTTAACATATATGTATAATATTTTGCTTTATCTACTATTAATGGTGCAAATCTATCTGGTAAAGAAATAGTATCTGTATATGCTGATAAATCTGTATGTGTTGTATAGTAATCATATTGTATAATATAATCACTTCTATCTGGAATTGGGCTTAATCCAAAAGATGTATAGTTTGGTTTTCTGTATACATAAATCGGTATACCATAAGAACCATCATCATTAACAATATCTGTTTCTTTATAAGATTCTAGCCAATCATTATAAGTTATAAAATCTAATTTTCTTAATGTTAATTGATTATCAGAAACTCTTATATAATCAACTTCTAAATTTGTAGCATCATCATTATCAAGAGTAATATAAGTTGTCTGTGCTGTTGCAGTAAATAATGTACTTAATACTTTACCCTCTCCAAAATTAGCTACAGTAAGTGTTGTACTTAAATTTGTAGTATCTCCAGCAGATGTTCCAACTTGTACTTTTAAACTTGAACCAGATGAACTTGGGTCTTTTAATCTAACTTGAATTCTATATGATCTATTTTTAACTGTAGATATTGCTTGATAAATTGCAGAATTATTTAATCTACATCTTCCATTTTCAGTAGATACATGTGTTGGCGAGCCAGATAATGTAGTCCAGTTAGATATATTTGATGTAAATTCTGGATTAGTAATTAACTCTCCTGGTTTTAAAAAAAAAGAATCCCAGTCAACTTTTCTCATGTCATTTGGCAATGCATATTCTTGCACACCAACATTTGTTGTTTCATTTTTTTGAGAAAACAATACTGGCAACTCACCTGCATCATTATAAATGTCATGAATAGCTTTATTAATAAAATCTTTCATGGCAGTTTGAATACCTCTACTAGTAGCAAAAGTTGCACTAGTTAGTTCGGTTTCATTAAGCTCTCTTAAAGCTCTATTTGTTAACGTCAAGTAAGTTGTTGACATGTAGTTACTGGGATTCTAAAGTTAATTAATTTATATTAAACTTTTTTTCTTTTTTATCTTCTGGTAATTTTTGTTCCAGTTCGATATTTAAAAGACCATCATTCATTTCAGCTTTAATTACATTTGTGTAATCTGCTAATTTAAATGCTTGGTTAAATGCTCTTTCTGCAATACCTTTGTATAAGTAATCAGCTTCTTTTGGAAATTGTACTTTACCTGATACTTTTAAAGTATTATCTTTGCAAGATACTTCTATATCTTTTTTAGTAAATCCTGCAACTGCAAAAGTTATTTTATATTTACCGTCTTCTAACTTTTCTATATTATATGGTGGAAAAGTTGAAGTTGGAATTTTTGATAATTCATCAAACATAGAATCAAATCCTACTGTAAGTGAATTAAATAATGGTGACAAATTAAATGTCATTGTTTGCTCCTTTGTTAAGCGAGGTTGAGTGATCTCTTATGAGCATCACTATTATTATTAGAAATCAATTCTAATAAATAATATTTAAAATTCTATTTTAATCCAGGGGGATTTCTCCCCCTAGAAATTACTTAGTATTAAGCAAATGTTACAGATTGTGATTCTGTATCTTTTTCAGTTCCACCTTTATCAAGTGAAGCTACAACTGCCCATACTCTAACTTTAGCATTAATTGCTCCAGTTCCAACAGTTATTCTAATGTCATTAGCAGAAGAATATACTTTAGAGTCATCAGTAATAGTCATTTGACCAGTAGCAGCTACAGTAGCAGCAGCTACGTAGTAAGTACCAGATGCACTATCACCAATTGCAATTGTTCCACTGTTTCCAGCAGAGTCTGCAGTTAATACATCACATCCAGCTGTAATAACTAATGTGTTAGCAGGAATACCGATAACATCAAAAGTATCACTAGCAGCATTTGTTGTAGATGAAAAATCAACAACATCTGATAAAATTCTAACTTTATCAGTAGATGCAGATATTAATGTAGAAGAATTTGAACTATTATAATTAGCCATGTTTTTATTCTCCTATTATAGTGTTACAACGCCAGAGTATACAGCGTCAGTTCTTAGAACTTTTCTTCCGTAAACGTGTAATCCTCTAACGATGTCTGCGAATGAATCAGGGTCTCTGATTAATTCAGTTTTTGCAATGTGATTAGCAGTTGCTACAGCTGACATATGTCCATATAAGAAAATAAATTCAGTTGAGCCTGATGCAGTACTAAATGTTTGATTTGCAGCAGAACCTGTTCCACCAGCAACAATAGCATTTGTAGTGTATAAATTAAAACCAAATAAAGGTCTGTCAGTTACTAGACCATTTCTGATTTGTGAATTAGCACCATCTGCCATTACTGATTGATCCATTAATTTTCCATCAGCTTTTCTAAGTTGTTGGAAAAATTTTGGTGGGGCAACTAACCATCTGTTTTCTTCTGGCACATCATTAACATCAAGAACTGCTTTTGCAGCTGATACAATATCTGCTAACGTGTTAGAGTTAGTTGTACCAGTTAATGCTGAAGCATCTGTTCCTGTATTAGAAGCACTTGTAGAAGCATTGTCATAAATGTATTTTAATACATTGTAGTCATAGCTTTTTTTCAATGCGTATGCACCTGAAGAGGTTGCAAGAGCTTCAAAATTTACATGAGATTGTCTTTCTTCAATATCATCAATTTTAAAAGCAAAGTATGAACCTTGGTCAACAACCAATGTTAATTGGTCATCAGCAAGATCTTGTGTAGAAACAGCTGTTCCTCTAGCATAATCTGCTACAGTGATAACTGGTTCTTTTATTATTTTTACAGTATCGCCAAAATTCTCAATTTCTCCAGCGTAATCAGTGTTAGTAATATCCTCAACTACTGATGCTCTTCTGAAGAACTTTTGAACCTTCTGACTAAATATCTGTGGTGTAAAATTACCTGAAGGTAAATTACCGTAACCTGCACTTTTTGTAAAAGCCATAGTTATTCTCCTTGTTTAGTTTATTAGGTTTATCTTTGTTGTATTCTACCTTCTAAACGTGCCAAGTCAAGTTCTTTTTCATACTTTTCATATTCATGAGGTTTAAGTTTAGAGATCTCAGATAGTGTCCAAGTTCTTTTAGCTTTAACTTCAGTATCTTCGTTTTTTTTAGTTTTAGTTATAGCTTTAGCTGCTTCTTTTTTTACATCAGCTTCCTGCTTTTTATTTAGCTTGCTAATTCCTTTATCCATTTTATATAGATCTAAGGCTCTAGCTGCTAATTGTGCATTAGATGTATTTTCATACAACCAACTTTGTATAACAGGATCCTGTCTACCAGCCCATTCATGAAACTCTTCTTGTTTTCTAATTTCATTAAAGTCTGGATGTAATTTTAAAAGTTCAACTTCAGCTTTTTCTTTACTAATTTGTTCTTGTTGTTTTTGGATAAATTGATATTTTTCCTCTAACTCTTTTGCACGAGATTCTGCTTTTGTCATTGCAATGGTTTCAACCATGTCATAGACATCAGGATACTCTTGTCTCCATTTTTCTAATTCTTCTTTAGATTTAGGAGGAACAAATTGTTTTGTCGAAGATTCTAATTGTGTACGTAAAGTTCTTAACTCGTCTTTATGTTTTTGAATTGTAGAATCATAGTGTCTTTTAAGATCGTCGTAACGTTTCTTAAAAACTTTATCTTCAGCTTCTACAGGGCGTTCAGTAAGAGGAGTAACTTTTGCTTCTGATTTTTCTGCAGTCTCTTCAGTTGCATTAGGGTCCTTCTGCTCGGTTGCTGTTGCTGCCTTGTCTTGTTGCTCACGATTAAATTTAGATAATTTGCCACTTAAAAATGCTTTTTCCTCATCATCAAGTTTTCTATTCTTGTTATAAGGATTAGGATCTTTAAGAACAATTTTTTGTTCTTCTTTTGTTTCGTTAACAACTTCTTGTTGTTGTTCTGTTTCCAGAACTTCATTTTCTCTTTCCATTATTTTTACCTTTATGGTTGAGTGCCTTATGGATAAGGGTTGCTCTTATGCTTGTTCCATAGTTTGTGGGCTAGCCATTAAACCTTGTGGTTCAGGACTAGGTGGCACATTTGTTGTTTGTTCCATCGATTGTGGTGTTTCTGATGCCGCTAACAAATCTGTTGTAAAGTTTTGTATAGCTTCATCTATTGAAGCACCACCATATTTTATCATTGCATATTTAGATGCAACTGATAAAGGAATAACTACATTAGGTTCATTTGTACCAAACTGATCAAACAAAGGTTTTAAATCAGGTGCAATTTTACCTATTGCAGTTTTAACAGATGGAGATAATACAGAATCTAATGTTGCATTATCTTCAGCCGTTAAATCTTTTAATCCAGGATATTTATTTAATAATTTTTCTGCTGGATCTGCTACTGTAGCTGTTGCTTTTGGAGTTTTTATTTTTTCAGGTTTAGGCATAGCTTGACTTAAACCACTTAAATTAGGTGCTTGTGGTACAGATGGTCTTGTATCCATTAATCCTGTTGTTGTAACTTTTCCTCCTGGTCCAATAGCCATTAATTGTATAACTCCTTATTATAATCTGTTATTTTATTTACAAGTAATCCTGACATATAACAAAATGGTTCAAATATAAAACTATAAATTCTTCCAAGTAAATTAAATTTACCTTTACCTAATCTCCATTTAATATCTTTAATTCTATTACTTGCTATATGATGCCAAAATTTAGTGTGTAATTTACTTTGTCTCATTTTTTTAACTGCAGGTACTGCAAAATGCCAATAACCTTTAACATGAATATTTGTTAAATGTGATTTTGTAAATTCTAAATCTAATAAATAATCTTCTTTGTTTAATAATTTTTGTCTATATAATTCTGAACATATAACTCTACCACCAACAGCTGCACCTATTGTAGATCCAATAGCACCACCGATAGGACCTCCAACTGCTGTTCCAATTGTTCCACCAACATAAGCACCAGCACCAGTTTTAGCAGCTTGACCTACATCTCCTGTTTGTAAAAATGTTGTTGCTGCTGCAAGTCCTGCACCTGCACCTGGACTAAATCCTCCAGCACTACTTCCAAATTCTCCAGCAGCGTCATATCCAACTGGTACATATCCACCACCAGCAGCATAACTACCGCCATATAATGGAGTACTTATAGGTCCTGTATATCCTCCAGTTGAAAATCCACCATAACTTCGTCTTAAATAATCAACTCCAATATCTAATCCAGTACCAACAAGTTTATTAACTAGTTGTGCTTTTTGTGCTTGTTTTTGAATACTTTCCATTTTATTAAAGTATTCATCCATATTAAAGCCACTACCAGCTGGTGAAGGTGTTGATGATAAAATTCTTTGAACTTTATCTAATGATGTTTCTCTAGCAGCAGTTCCAGTTGTTGGTGTAGGTAAAGTTGAAATTGTATCTTTAATTTCAGTTATTGCTTGACCTTTAGTAACTGTTTTAGTTTCTCCAGTAACTGGATCAGTAACTGTTTGATATTGTCCAGGAGTTTCTCGCATAACTTTTTGAGTTTGTTCTGCAAGACTTGTTGTACCAACTAAAGGTTGATTAACTGGTGTTGTTGCCTTTTGTCCTGTATATGCCTCAAATTCATTCGGATTAATTTTTTGAGTATAAGTAGTATTAAATACATCTTGTGTATCTAATATATATTGTCCGTTTGGTGATAATTTGAGTGTGTATGCCATTATTCTTTTTCTTTATTTTTTTTATTCGCTTCCTGTAGGTTCAGTAGCTGACGCACTAAAGCCAGTTTCCCCTGGCATCGGTACATTACCTGTTCCGATGTTGCCACCTCCAGCTCCTGTTGAATCTGTTGGCGAAGCTCCTGCAGGAACTGACATAGGCGATCCCATTTGATTTTGTCCTCCAGCAGCGGTTCTATTAGTTTGATTTCCATTTGCTAACCCCATTATATGTGCATAGATTTGTGCATTCTCTGGATCATTGATTAATTGTTCTGGATCAATATCTAAAGATTTTGCAATTTCACGTAAGCATGTGTGCCATCTAACGAAAGGTGCTAAAGCAGGATTTGAAGCTGTTTGCATAAAAGTAATTAATCTTTGTGATCTTACTTCTTTTTGCATTAACGAATTTGTTCCTTCTGCTTTAACTTCTAAGTCTCCTTTAACTTCTGGAGTATCATCATTAAATTGCATATTCCAATGATACAATGCTTCTCCAAGAGGTTTTAAAAGATAATCGTCAATATTTTTAATAACTGTTTTAATACTTAATGCAGCAGCACCCATTAGCATTGACATACCAGAAGCAGTTCTAGTTGTAGACATAACTCCAGTTGTTCCATGAGAGTAAGAAGGAATACCTGTAGCTTCATCTGCTAATTGTCTAAACTTATCAAACATCATTAAATTTTCATTTGCCGTATTTGGAAATTTTAATCCATGAATTGCTTGACCTGTTTGTCCGCTTTGTCTTCTAAATATTTTTCCAGGATAAACTTTCATATCCTGTCCTGGTACTAACATTGTTTCATCAACGTCAAATACTAAATTACCAGATAGTGCCAAATTATCAATAGCCATTCTAGCATGACCATTCATAATTTGTTGTGAGTCTTCCATATTTTCAGCAATACCTACACCAAAAAATTGATATGGATTTACTTCATATGGACATACTAAATAAGGAATTCTTTTTGGAGTAAATGGATTTTCTACTACTCTTAAAATATGATCTCCACAAATCCAAGCATTAATTTGTGTAAATTCTTGATCATCTTCTAATTCAATTCCACAACTTTCTGCTATATCTTTATTTACAACTCCCCAATATTCTAATACTTCAAATCTATTTTTATAAATGCTTGTAATATTTTCTCTATCATATAAAGATGATTCAAATCCTCTTACTTGATAATTAGGTCCAGCTTCTAAACATTTATTAATTGCCTCATTATTAAACATAGGTTTATCTTTTAAATCAGCTAATTGCTGTTTATTAAAACTATGTCTTTGAATTACATAATCACAGTCATCAATATTTGTAGCATTTGGATCTGGATAAAAATTCCAACATGATACTGCTTCTATACTAGGTACTGTTTTTTGTTTTGCAATATGTATATTAATTCCATTTACTTTATCATAAGCATGATAAGTTTTTGTATTTGTAAATGGTCCTTTAATAATTCCTGTTCCTAATAATGCCATTTCAAAAAATGTATGACGCATTATTGTTACTGCACTAGACTCTTCTAGCTGATCATGGATTAATTTTTCCATAGCTTCAGCTGCTAAATTTGCTGGTTCTATTTGTGGCTCACCAGCTTTAGCTGAACCTTCTTGAAATCCTAATTGATCATAATCTTGTGCGAGAGTTCGCATAAGATCAGTTGCAGTAGTTCCAGGTTTAATTTCTTTACCATCACCTTCATAACCATAAATATCTCTAATAATATCTTTTGGTCTTAATGATTCTCCACTTTCTTTTTGCTGTGCTTGTGGATTTAAATGTGCATACTCAGAACTATTTTCTGGAATAGGTGTAGGCTTAACTCCTAATGGAAATTTTCCTTGTGAAAATAAAACCTCTATAATTTGTCCAAATGCTGCTAATACTTTTGTTTTAGTAACTTTAACAAATACTCTTGATTTTTCATTATCTCTAAAAGCCATTTCAGGACCATAGATTCCTCTATAGTTTCTGTATGACTTT